CGTTTAGCCGCAACTCTGACCACACAGTCAAAGTCAACAAGCCAAAGAAAAAATGAGCCTTGACACGTATACGTGGCCTCGCCCACACGGGTTTACGCCGTTCAATCATCAGAAGGTAACCGCAGATTTTTTAATCAGCAACCCCAAGGCGTTCTGCTTTAACGAACAGGGTACGGGCAAAACAGCGTCGGTGATTTGGGCGGTAGATCACCTTATGAACATTAACGCCATTAAGCGGGTGCTTGTTATCTGCCCGTTGTCGATCATGAAGTCAGCATGGCAGCAGGACTTGTTCAAGTTTGCCATACACCGTACGGTTGATATAGCCTATGGTAGCGCACGTAAGCGCAAAGAGATTATTGGTGGAATGGCTGAGTTTGTCATCATCAACTTTGATGGCGTAGGCATCGTAAAGAACGAAATCATTGGTGGTGAGTTTGACCTGATTGTGGTTGACGAAGCCTCGGCCTACAAGAACGCGCAGACTGAACGCTGGAAGACACTGCGTGACATCAACAAGAGCGTCAAAGGTTTGTGGATGTTGACGGGTACGCCTGCTGCACAGTCGCCTGTGGATGCTTACGGATTGGCAAAGCTAGTTAACCCCAAGGGAGTTTCGCCATTCTTTGGGCAGTACCGCGACTCAGTGATGAACAAGGTGACGGACTTTAAGTGGGCTCCAAAGCCAACAGCTAACCAAACAGTACACCGAATCCTACAACCAGCGATTCGGTTTGAAAAAGCTCAGTGCCTTGACTTACCCTCAGTTACGTTTGCGGATAGAGATGCGCCGCTTACGCCGCAGCAGTTGGTGTACTACAGAGTGCTTTTGAAAGAGATGCTCATTGAGGCGGCGGGTGAAGAAGTCTCCGCTGTGAACGCAGCGGTAAAGACCAACAAGCTACTACAGATTTCCGGCGGCGCTGTGTACACCGACACTCATGAGGTGCTAGAGTTTGATGTATCAAATCGCTTAAACGTGGTGCAAGAAATCATTGATGAGTGCAGTCATAAGGTGCTGGTGTTTGTACCCTTTACCCACACCATCGAGCTATTGAAAAGGCACTTGACTAAGAACCGCATTACGTGTGAAGTCATCAACGGAGCAGTGTCAGTCAACCGGCGCAGCGACATTGTAAAGAATTTTCAAGAGCAGCCGACAGTTAAGGTGCTTATCATACAGCCGCAAGCGGCGTCCCACGGACTTACCCTAACTGCCGCCGACACAATCATCTGGTACGCTCCATGTACTAGCGTTGAGACCTACCTACAGGCTAATGCGCGTATTGACCGCCCCGGCCAAGTCAACCCGATGACCATTTACCACATCATGGGTAGCACGGTAGAGCGCAAGATTTACTCTATGCTGCGAGGCAACGTGAGTAGCCACCAAAAAATAATTGATCTTTATCGTCAAGTACTCGCTGAAGCCCCTTGACAATGTACAAAGCTGTGATAGACTTGTTTTTGTGAGTGGGGTTGGACAACGGGTTAGCGCCGTTGAACATCTCCATGTTGGTTGAACCCCGCTGCTTTATGCGAACCAACTCCGCTCACACCCATTAACAATTGTTAGGAGCATTAGATGAATGAAGAAGCTACAGCCGCTGTAGACTTGGACCAGCTAACCGCGATCTACATAAAGATCAGGGACGCTAGAGCCGATAAGAAGCGGGCATTTGAGGTAGAAGACAAAGAACTTGAGGACCAGCTATCGGTGCTTGCCACCCAGATGTTGGACACCTGTAAAGAAATGGGTGCTGACAGCATCCGAACACCGCACGGCACAATCATTCGCACAGTTAAGTCACGGTACTGGACGAACGATTGGGATTCAATGTACGACTTCATTCAAGAGAATGGTGCATTTGGCCTGTTGGAGAAACGACTTCATCAAACCAACATGAAGGACTTCCTCTCTGAGAATCCCGGCTACTTGCCTATGGGCTTAAATGTAGAAAGCGAATATACCGTTTCTGTCAGACGTTCTAAGGAAAAATGAAATGACCGACCTTACTGTTTTAAACCAAGACCTCCCCGACTTCCTGCAAAACGCAGGAGTCTCTGAACTTACCAAAGCCCTTGCTGGCCGCGCAGGTGTTAAGCGTATCGTGCCTAAGAACGGCATCTTCCGCAAGACGGTTGGCGGTGAAGAGATGGGCAAAGTTAAGGGCAACCTTGACGTTGTGATTGTCAGCGCGTCTCCTAAAGTTGGGCGTATTTTTTACGCTAAGCAGTGGACACCCGATGCCGAGCCAAGCGCCCCAGATTGCTTTTCTAACGATGGTAATTCACCCGATGCTGGCTCAACCGCCCCGCAGTCTTCTAGATGCGACACCTGTGCTCAGAACATCAAAGGTTCGGGTCAGGGCAACTCTAAGGCTTGCCGTTACTCCCGCCGTGTAGCTATGACTCTGATTGAAGATTTTGGCACTACGCTTGAAGGTTCTGTGTACCAGATGAACTTGGCGTCCAAGTCTTTGTTTGGCGATAGCGTTGGCAACAACACGCATCCGTTTGAGAACTACATCAAGTACCTCGCCAACAACGGCAAGAGCTTGGACTATGTTGTGACTACGCTGAGTTTTAACGAAGAGAACGACAACCAGTCCGTGCTGTTTACACCGGCCCGTTTCATCAACAAGGCCGAGCATACCGTAACCAGCGAAGTTGCTAAGAAGCCAGAAGTGCAGAAGATGGTTGTCATGACTCCATATCAAGCGGATATGTCTGGCCGCGCTCCCGCACTTGCTGCACCTGCTCCGAAAGCCGCCGCGCCCGAACCTGATATTGATGTCGCCGAGCCGGTTAAACGCGAAAACAAAAAAGCTGAGATTGCTACCCCTACAGCCAAAAAAGACTTGGGTTCTGTCATTGATGCTTGGTCAAAGGAGAAGTAATAGATGACCTACGGATACAGCCAGCGACTGGTTGAGGCCAACAAAAAAGCCGACGAGCAGTCGTGGGGTGTACTCCTTGGGCGCAAGTGCATAGCGCTCGATATTTCTGTGGACGTAATCGCTACAAGGTTCAACGTGAGCCGCGCAACGATCTACAACTGGTTCTGGGGGGCTACAACTCCTAACCAATCACATGCGGAACTGATCGAGCGTCTTATACCTAAGCTCAAGAAAACCCGATAATCCGTGCGCGTAAGGGGGCTTCGGCCCCCTGCGTAGCCGTCCCCAAAAGAAAGTTATATGTCCAACTTTGACCTGCTTGATGCTGTCTTACCCGTTGAGGGTAGGTACTGCGTGATGGGCATTGGACGTTACCCAGATCAGAAATTTGTAGACACGAGAGAAGAAGCAGAAGCATTATTTGTCAAGCATGTAACCAACGGAATTGATGCCTACTTTGGTTGTGCTAAGTACGGCCCGCTAAACAATCGCACCCACGAAAACGTAGCGCACGTACGCGCCTTGTGGTTGGACATTGACTGCGGTGCAACCAAGGGTGTGCCCGACGATAAAGGTGTTATCAAAGGGTATTTAGACCGGCAGATAGGTTTAGATGAACTTGTGAAGTTCTATACAGCAGTCGGTTTACCGCAGCCGATTCTTGTTAACTCAGGCTACGGGGTTCATGCTTACTGGCTTCTTGAAGAGACACTGACCCGCAACGAGTGGGAGCCCCTGTCTAACCGCTTGCGGGAACTGTGTGACGAGAACGGCCTAATCGTAGACGCATCTGTTTTTGAAGCCTCCCGTATTCTCCGTGTTCCGGGTACGTTTAATTTTAAGTACGACACCCAAGTACTAGTTAGTGTAATCAACGAAGACACTGCGCGTATGAGTTACGCGCATGTTAAAGAGCTACTTGGTGCGCCTGACGCATCAACCGACAAGCCTGATTTTCTGCCAAGCGCCGTTAGTCCAATGATGGAAGCGATGATGGGCAGTAAGGTGAAGCGGTTTAAAACAATTATGATGCGTTCGGCGAACGGCGATGGCTGTAACCAACTGCTTGAAGCGTATCAAAATCAAGGCTCCATAGAAGAGCCGCTGTGGCGTTCTGCCTTATCGATTGCTGCATTTTGCGTTGACGCTAGTACAGCGGCGCACATGATGTCTGACCAGCATCCGGGGTACGACCCAGCAGAAGTAGACAACAAGATTAAGAACTTAATTGCAAAGGGTGGCCCACATCACTGCGCTACATTTGAAAAGCAAAATAAGTCCGGCTGTGACGGCTGCAAGCACAAGGGCAGTATTAAATCCCCAATTGTGCTGGGCATGGAGTTAAGTGAGGCAGAAGTAGAAGACGGCGAGTACGTACTGCCGCCAGAACAAACCACCGGCATAACGCGCCATATACCTGAGTACCCATT